AGATGTGTATAAGAGACAGAGGCTATGCAGAAACTTGGTAAAGCAGGTGGTGGAGGAGTAACTACTATTGGTGACGCTTGGGATAGTTTCAATGAAACATTATCGCTTGCTTTGCTTCCTACGCTTGACGCTTTAACTCCTGTTATAAGTGCTTTGATTGATAAAATGGCAGGCTGGGGCGAAAGTGCTGGTAAAACTATAACAAATGTTATTAAGTATTTTCAAGACTTGTTTCAAAAACTTCAAGAAAATGCAGCCACTTTAGCATTTTTAGAGGCTTGGGATAACATAAAAAGTGCATTTGATTCCATAGTTTCTATTATAGGGAACGTCATAAATTCATTTCTTGGAATAAATACAGAAACAACAAAAAACGCAACAAGTATAGATAACGTAGCAAAGAGCATAGCTGTATTTGCTGGTAAATTTTCAGAAGTTACGAAAAAAATAGCTGATTTTCTGAAAAAAATTAGTGAAAGTAAAACTGCTATGTCAGTCTTAAAAGGAACTTTAGTAGTTCTTGCTAGTGCATTTGCAGCTTTCAAGGTAGCTAAAGGTATATTAGGAGTAATAAACGCTTTTAAAACTATTGGAAAAGTTGCGAAATCAGCTATGGTTCCAGTAAAAGCCTTGTTTGGTTTAATTATTGCTAATCCATTTGTTGCCATAGCGGTGGCAATTGCAGCAGTCGTTGCTGGCTTGATTTATTTCTTCACTCAAACTAAAACAGGCAAAAAGATATGGGCTGACTTTGTGGACTTCTTAAAGAGTGCATGGGCCGGTATAGTTTCATTCTTTAGCGGTATGGGTCAATGGTTCTCTGATATATGGAATGGAGCAGTTGACGGAGCAAAAGGAATTTGGCAAGGTTTAGTTGATTGGTTTAGCGGAATTGTACAAGGTATTCAAAACATTTGGAACGGAATAACAACATTCTTCACAGGGTTGTGGAATGGAATAGTAAGTGTTGTTACAACTGTATTTACAACTATCGCTTCTTTAGTGACAAACGCTTATAACTGGTTCGTTACAACTTTTCAACCGTTAATTAGTTTTTATCAATCTATATTTAACCTAATAGGATCAATTATTAATGTAGCTTTTCAACTCATCTTGGCTATTATTCGCGGTGCTTACCAATTAGTCATTAGTGCATGGAAAGGCCTATCGGGTTTCTTTGGTGGTATATTTAACGCTGTTAGTTCAGTAGTTTCGTCAGTATTTAGCGCAATCGGAAGTTTTGCTTCTAGCGCTTGGGGAGTAGTTCGGTCAATATGGAGTGCAGTTTCAGGCTTCTTTAGTGGCATATTCAATTCTGTTCGTAGCGTTGTTAGTGGAGTGTTCAGCGCTCTAGGTGGCTTTGCTTCTAACGCATGGGGGGCAATTTCAGGTGTATTTAGCGGAGTCGGTAGCTTCTTTAGTGGAGCTTTCAACGGTGCTAAAGATGCAGTAAGTGGAGTATTCAGCACTTTCGGTGGCTTTGCTTCTAATGCTTACAATGCTATAACAGGAGTATTTAACGGTATTGGAGGTTTCTTTAGCGGTATATTTGGAGGAATCAAGAACACGATAGACAGCGTTCTAGGCGGTGTAACAGGCACGATTGACAAAATATCAGGAGCTATTAACGGTATCGCTGGGAAACTTGGCGGAATGTTTAAAGGTTCTATGGTAGTAGGTTTGCCAGAATTTAACTTATCTTCTAGCGGTTACGGTTTAAGTACGAACAGCGTATCAAGCGATAACAGAACATATAACACGTTTCATGTACAAGGTGGTGCTGGTCAAGATGTTTCTAACTTAGCACGAGCAATCAGACGAGAATTTGACCTAGGGAGGGCTTAATGGTAAGACAGTATAAAATACATACTAACTTAGACGGAACAGATGATAAAGTTTGGGACGTTACAAACGGAAAAGTTAGATTTTATCAGCCCTCTAATTTAGGGTTACAATCAACTAATAATATTTGGCAAAGTAACGGTGTCGGAGTAATGGGGACGCGTTCAATTACTCAACCACAAATAGAGTTCAAATTAGAAACGTTTGGCGAAAGTTTAGAAGAAAATTATCAATTAATGAAAGACTTCGTAAACGATATTCTTAACCAAAAATTCGTTACACTTGAATATCAAACGGAGATTTTTCAAGTATATGCTGATTTAGCTTTAGCAGATGTTACAAAAACAGAGGGTTATGGTAAGAACGGAACTTTCAGCGAAAAGATAACTTTCGATATAATCACAAAGTGGTATACTTACGAAAATTTAACTTTCGATATGATTCAAAACGGTAAAGTTCTTTCTGGAAAATCTAAAATTTATGGTGGTTATAAAGGGAACGAAACACCTTTACAAAACTATAATAGACTAAAAGCAAGTCCTTCTTTAAATTTACCTAATTTGAATTTGTTAGTTAATAGTTCAGCCAAAACTAAAGAAGGATTCTTTAAAAATTTCGACAAAGTAGAAAATGGCTACGGAGAAGTAACGATGAATGGAACTAATACATGGGTTACTAAAGACCTAGGCGATGGCTTCTCTATTCAGCCTAGAAATTACAAACCTGGGGACAACTATACAATGAGCATGGACGTTATGTTCACAAGTTGGGACGTCCCTGCTGGAACAACTATTACTGAGTTTTGGTTGGGTCAGCGATACTTTGGAGGAACCGGAAAGCATATATGTTCTATTGATTTACCTAAAGACCCTAGCAAAATGTTGAACCAATGGATAAGAATAACACAAACTTCAACGATACCACCTTATGATGACCCTTCTATTAATACTCAAGCAATCTTTACTGTTGGTTTTTTTGGTACGAGTGAAGGTAGTTTCACGCTTAGAATTAGAAAACCAAAACAAGAAAAAGGGTCAAACGCTACTCCTTGGCTACCTTTATCTACTGAACTCACAACTGCTGATATAAGTGAATACTTTGGATATAATTATATAGCAAATCAAGCCTATACTTATTATGGAGAAACAAATATAGACCGTTTGAGTCGTTGGGATATAAAAGACGAAATATTTAGTTTTATGGGGATATTATATCCGCAACTTCCTAAAACACCTACTGGAGTTAGATTTTTAGACGATATTGGAAATGAATATACTGCAATTGTATTTAAGACGGAACAGTTGCAAAACTATATTTTAATCAATACAGATGTAAATGATGAAATTTATCAAGGCTGGAACGGTACAACTCCATTGAATCTATTCCCTGTAATGGACTTTGAACGATACAGAACTCGTATAATTGAAAAAGGTCAAATGGAGCTAATCAATTTAAGTAAGGCAGAGTTTAAAGTCAAGAGAAAGGCGGACTTCGTTTAATGTTAGAAGCCAATGTATATGATAACTTTAATCCGAACTATTATAATATATCTGATTTTAACCTTCCTAATGGCAAAAAAGAAAAAAGAGGTCTACCAATACCCAAAGCAAGATGTCAAGTCATTAACTATGAATTGTGGGAAACAGGCTATCTTTATACTTCATCTGCTACATTGACCATTTCAGTAGAAGTTGGCGATATTGTTCAAATTCTTTTTCCTGAAGTTGTTCCAATCGAGGAAGCTCTAGGTAAAAAGAAAAACTTAAATTTAGATATGGTTTACCTTGTGACAGATGTAGATGAAAGTAACAAAGCCACATTAAAGAACTATTTTTGGGCAATGATTGAAAGCTTAGATGTTCCAAACGCAATAACTAAAACGACAAACGCTGCTATCATTGATTATTTAATTGACCCTAATAAAAATAATTTAATGAGTTATGGTTACTTCTTTAATTCAACTGTCTTTGCTGGAAAGGCTACAATTAACCGAAAAGCAGAAACTTCATCAGCTCATGACGTAGCAAAAAGGATATTTTCCAAGGTTCAATTCCAACCAACTACAACCATTCAGCATGCTTCATCTGAAACAGACCCTAGAACTTTGTTATTTATTAATTTTGCTTCAAGGAACTGGAATAGAAAAAGAATCACAACAAGGGTAGATATTAAGCAAAGTGTTACAATGGACACGGAAACAACAGTAGAACGTTCGGCTTATAATTTCGCGGTCGTATTCGTTAAGAAATCAAATGCAGATGATTACACAGACCCGCCTAAAATGTATACAGCAAAAAATAATGGAGATATCATTGATTATAGCACTTATGGCGGAGACGGAACAGACCTGCCAGAAGTAAGGACAGTTAAGACATTGTTTTATGATAGAGATGACCATGGAAACCCTCCAGATATATCTACTATCAAAGCTGAAATTTCTCCCTCCACGATCGTTACAAGGTTAATCTTTAATCAAAATGAATTTTTGCCTTTATATGTTAATGACTTGGTCGATGTTTGGTACGAAGGAAAACTATATTCAGGTTACATAGCCGACAGAGTTAAAACAGAGTTCAATGATAGACTTATTTTTGTAGAAAGTGGAGACAAACCAAATGTTATATGAGTATGTAGCTACTTATGGCGACAAATATAGAATAGATAGCTTCAAAGGTTACAGAGAGCTACGCAAAGACCACTTAGAACTTTTATCAGGTAAAGTATACTATAATAGCAAAAACACGCTTAGAATCGAAACCACGCTCTTGTACGAGGTCGGCCAATTTGTATCAATTGGTGGTTATCCTTATGGCGGTAGAAAATTTAGATTGTTGGAGCTATCAATTACTGATAACCCAGTTTTAGATAAAGCAAAGATAATTTCAAGAAAGGTTAAAAATGACAATTAAAAACTTTACATTTTTCAGTCCAAACGGTACAGAGTTCCCGGTCGGTTCTAATAATGACGCAAAGTTATACATGATGTTGACAGGAATGGACTACGGAACGATTAGACGCAAAGACTGGACAAGTCCGTCAAATACAGCCCTAAACGTACAATACACTAACACTTCAATTATTGCTGGTGGTCGATATTTTGAACTATTAGACGAAACAGTAGCTTTGAAAGGAGATTCAGTTAATTACATTCATGCAAATATTGACTTAACTCAAACCGCTAATCCTGTCAGTTTATCAGCCGAAACCGCAAATAATAGCAACCGTGTTGATATAAACAACGAATCTGGCGTTTTAAAAGTTTGTTTTGATGTTATTGTAACTTCAGGAACTGGCGTAACAAGTACTAAACCAATTGTTCAGACCAGTATTTTGGATAGTATTTCTGCAAATAATATATCACTTAAAGGTCCAATCTATGTCCCAACTCAAATGTCGACAGTTCAAACCGCTCCTGGTTTGCAATTGCAACTTACTAAAAAGAACGATGATTTAGTAATTGTTAGATTCCTTGGTAGTGTGGCAAATATAAAAAAAGGACAAACGATGTCTAGAACGTGGGTAGATGAACCATTTCGTCCAGCTGTTGTTCAAAGTCTTATTGGTCATCTTGTTGGAAGAGATAGCATTTTCCATATTGACCTAAACCCAGATGGTAGTATTACTTGGTGGGGGGGAGATATTGGTAGTAACCCTTTGTCGGCACGTGGTAACGCAAGCTACTTTATTAAATAACAAAATAGAAAGCAAAACAAAATGATAACTAGAATGATTTTAATAACTATCTTGATTTTGGCGATTCTTTTCGCTACGTGGGTCAAAGATAGAGAAGCGATGAACCCACCTTTTAAACGTAGACTTGTAATTGATTTAACGGTTGTCTTCGCGCTATGGGTTTTGTATGCAGTATTTTACTTTACACAAACACCCTCAACTTCTGATATCGCCAAAACTGTGATTAATGTAGGTTTATTGTACTTCGTAGGACAATTTATTTATTTAATCGCAAAAATTAGCCCTATGTTTGACGGTTTGATTAAACTTATCAAAAAGAGTGGTGTAAATATTCCTGAAGCGGAAGAAGAACAAACGGAGGATAAAAAAGAATGAATATAACTAACGCTGGTGTACGTGGGCATAATCCTACTGGGGTTGTAATTCACAATGACGCTGGTTCAAATGGTGCTAACGCCGGCTTCTACAACAACTGGTTACCTAATCATAACCCTGAAAATGGCTTTGCTCATGTTTATATTGGAAATGACGGAAGATTGCAGGCTTCGGACTTCTCTAACATGGCATGGCATTGTGCTAACTCATACGGCAATACAAATTATGCAAGTTGGGAAGTATGTCAATCAGAGGGCGATTTAAACCAGTTCTTAAGAAATGAGCAATCGGTACTAGATGATGTAGCTAAGTACATGAAACAATGGGGACTAACTCCTAATCATGATACTGTGAAGCTACATCAAGAGTTGTCATCTACTTCATGCCCTAGACGTTCCGTAGAGGTACATGGTGGCACGGTAGAGAGTTGTCGCTCATACTTTATCGCAGAACTAAATAAACGCCTTACAGGACAAACTGGGGGCTCTAACAACAACACAACAGAAAGCGGAGAAATTGAAATGTTTCTAATTAATTGTAAAGACACTAAAAATTGGTATGTATGCAATGGAGTATCAGCACGACATATTAAAACAACTCGTATGCTTGGCGGTTTCCAAGGTAAATTTGGAGTAATCAAGTTACCAGAAACAGTTATGTATCAAGCAGAATTTGAAGCAGAGTATGGAAAAGTAAACTAAAAAATAATATAAAAAAGACAGCTTTATAGCTGTTTTTATATTTCTTTATATTTAATTTTCTTCACTAACTCGTTGTTCTTCAAGTGCTTTCTCATTAGCTTGCTTTATATGCTCATATTTTGCTTTCTCTTGCGTTTTAAACTCTTGTTCATATAATTGTTCCACAATATCATTAAAGCCCTTGTCCGCCTTTTTATGAGCCTTTTGAATCAATACGATACTTCTAGTTGTGTCATCTGTTAAAATAAATATATTTATTCTCCTTTTATATGCTTCAATTGCTTACCTGATTAATTGCTTCAATAATATTATTGCCGGTATTTATTAGAATTTCATCACTTACAGTTACATTCTTTCTTGAAAATAATTCGCTCTCAATCTTCATAAAGTGCATTGCTTTAGCTAAAAATTGAGCTGATGATTCATAATATAATGTTTCCAGTTCATCATCTGAAAGCTGTGTTAAATCATCATTAGCAAAAGTTGTGAGTTTTCGCTTAATCTCTTTGCCGTTTTCTTCTTCTATATAGTAACGCTTCATCTATTCATTCCTTTAATTTCAAATTTTTCAATAATATACCGTTTAGAACCAAGCTCAAAGCTGACTAGATAATTATTGAAGCAGTCTTTCTTGCTTAGGTCATTAGCAATCTTTCTAGCTGTTTGCTGTGGATATTTTGACCTATTTATTTTACTTGTGTATTCGTGTAATATTATCTCATTGCCTCCCTTTGCATTTTGCGCTTCAAACGTTGCTTATATAGATATTCTTTACTTGGCTTTAAACTAGCCAATATCTCATCTAGTAAGTCAAACGCTTCTCCGTTATCTCCTACGCTATCAATTTTTTTTAGTGTAAGCTCGTGCATTTCATCATCATTGAAAAACATAGTAAGATAAGAGAACGCTACGGTATGCGGTAAACTCAAGCGTGATTTAGTTATTTTTATGTTAGGCCATGTACCTGTCTCATCTTTAATTTTTAACTCAAGTTGATTCATTCCGATACCTTGCTCTTTTAGTACGCTAGTGATTCTTTCATATAATTCTTCGTTTGTCATTATGCTATAACCTCAATTATTTCTGTATGCTTTTTAACTTCATATCTTTGTTCCTCTGGAAGCAATTCATTCCATTTTAAAGCCTCTTTTTTATTATAAAACTTACGTGATTTAATTTCTTTTTCCAATATCCAAGATACTGTGTAGTATGTAAATTCATCTTTCATCATCCAATTACTCCTGTTTTTATGTTTAATCTTTGTTGACTTGATAAGTGATATAAATTACACCACTTACAGTAATAAGCTCTAACTGGTATCTTACCAGCTTTATTTTTCTTATGCTGGGCATTTGCTATTGAATATAAAGCACCCATTTTTGTGTATTTGCGTTTTTTACACATAATCTAACCACTCCTTAATCGTAAATAATTCAAAGCCATTTAGCTTACTTTGTTTTTCAATTTCTACTTGGTTTCTATCTAGGTCTACCAACAGTTCAATTACAGGTCTACCAAATGTAAACCAACCAAGAACTGTATTAGTTTTAAGTCCAAAATACTTAGCACATTGAGCCTTACAGCTGAAGTATAGTTCTTCTTCTGTCGTAGGGTTATAAGCTACTACCTTTATAGCTTTTTGCATTGCCACTGTTTAACCTCCTTTCTACAAAACAATAGTATCAAATTACTTTACATTTGTCAAGAATCAACTTTAGATCTCTTCAATAAATTCCAAGTATCTTTCATCAATCGCTTTTATCTCTTCTTTTGTGAACTCTGATTTGAAGTTATTTCTTTCTTCTTTAAACCCTAGGAAGAGAAACTTTTGACCTAACTCATTTTTAAAAGAGTTTAAATATCCTTTTTTGTTGTTCATCAATTTAACGTTGTATTTTTTCATTTCTGTCTCCTTTACTTCTATAACCCTAATTGTATCAAAAAAAGCCAATGCTGTCAAACATTAACTTTAATTTTTTTAATTAATTGATGTATATAACATTCTTCGTGGAATCCTCTGACGTTTCCTATTAATTCATATACTTTTAAAGTTAAATCACTATATTCTTCACTATGACATTCAAGATCTGCTATCACTTTTTTAACTCCTTTGATATCAATTTCTTTGTTTAATAGTTTCTCAACAATGTCAATATTATTGTATATATAATAACCGTGGAAACCTATTGTTGATTCTAATACTTGTTCTAATTGTGCGTTCATTGTTTTTCTCTCTTTCTTAACTCTATGTATTGATTATATCAAAAAAAGTTCATACCGTCAAGCATAAACTTTGTTCTTTTAACCAAAAATTAGATCCGCTTCTTCTTGTAATACTTCTTCGGGAATTTCAGCACCACTTACATCATATTGAATACTCAACAAGTACATTGTCCATTTTCTTCTAAACTCTTTATCTTTCATTTGTTCCTCTGTGAAAGTTGTGTTGATTCCATATTCTTCTACGATTTGTTGTTTTCTAGTTGTTAATACTATCATTGTTTCGTTCTCCTTCATTTCTATAAGACTATTTTATCAAAAAAAGTCAATGCTGTCAAACATTAACTCTTTTTAATTATTTTATTCCTTCCCAGCGTTCAAAATCATCAGCTAGTTCTTGTATAAAGCCCATAATATCGTCAGTAGTGTACTCTGTAAGCTCATTCTCGTTACTTAAGTTAGCAAGTTCTCCTGCATAGTCTAAGGCCTTGTTACGGTCTTTGTCGTAGCTTTCACCCTCTTTCTTGCCAGCTCTCACTAGATACTTCAATACCTGCATTGTATTCCAGCCCACAAGCTCTTCGTAGTTAAAATTATGTTTCAAGTATTCGTTAAGTTCCACACCGTATTCGTTGGCATAGTGCCGATTTTCTTTTAAGTTCATTAGATAATTCCTCCAATCCATGTAATAAGCAACGTTGCGATTATACCTATCCAAGTGATAGCGATAAGTGTAAAGCCGACACCTGCAACTATCATTAAAGTTTTTACTGTATCTTTCATTTTATCTATCCTTTGCTTTCTTCTGTTAGTGGAATCCAGTCAGGAAATTTACTTTCAATATGTTCAATTGCCTGTTCCGTCCATTCATTAATACCTAAAAATTCCATTGCGTCTTCGCTGTGTGGTATAACATTTACTTCCGAAAAGCCAATTGGGTTGTTGTCGCTGTTTTGAATGAAATAAACTTGTTTTACAGCCATTTCTAATGCGTCACCGTGAATAATTACACCATTCATTCCTCTAATTGCAAAGGCATGAATCAAGAATGAAATAGCTTCATCTGATAATTCTAATGCCTGATACCAGTAGTTACTCGGCAAATAGTCAAAAAAGTCTGTATTCATTCGGTCGTCTTGCCACTTTTGAATAATTAGAGTTCCTGTTCCTGCTCCGGTTAAATCAGCACCTCCAGAACCACCTACAAGCAACGCTGTGAGTTTACCAAGTTCATCTGGTGTATAATGCTGACCTTTTGCTGAAACAGCTGAATGAGCCATAAAATAGTCCCTAAAGAAATCAACTCCCATGTCATGGTGGATATTTAAGATTTTAGAGTAAAATTCTTCACGTCCTTTTTTATCAAAAACAAGTTCTTTAATTTGGTTTGTGAAATTCATATGTTCATCAACATTTAACATGTCATAGAATTGCTTTTCAGTAATTGTCATCTCTTCACCTCTTTCATAATTACATTTTATCAAATTACTTTTACTTTGTCAAGAATTAACTGTTCCTTGTCTTTCTAGTTTGATAAAATTTATTCCATTTTTCTATAAGTTCCAGCAACTTAGGCTCATCATATTCAGTAAATAGTTCAATCTGCGATGTAAACCAGCAGTGCAAACAGCGATCGCAACTATAACAGATATTCGTGTATCCTCTGCAATCTTTGCAAACTCCTAAGCCATTACTCGTTGGTACATCGAAGCAATGGCAATAATTTTTATCATTAAAGTATTTTCTTTTCATTGTTACCTTTCTAGTTTAATTATATACTATTATAAGCTATTTCTTTTTAATTATCAAGCAATAAGCACCATAAACCACTAATAAAATAATTGTTATTATAAATAGCGGTGGAATAAATACAGTTACTGCAAACCAAACAATAGAAACTAAAGTATAAATCATGATTTTAAGTATTAGTTTACCAGCAGGAGTTTCTTGAAAAGTTATATCCTCATCTAATAATGAATCATCTTCTGTTGAATTACCGTAAAATATTTTGTCTTCATTTACTTCATACTGGTTTCTACAATAATCACATTTACCATTAGTGAAACTTGAAGCCCCACAGGTTCGGCATTCTACTAATTCCATTGTTATTACCTCTTTCATTTATTGAGATCATTATATCAAAAAAACTCTAAGCCATCAAGCCTAAAGTTTTTATTGTTAATTATTTTTCTTTCAATTTATTCTTGAACCAAATAATGCGTTCTTTGAACCAAGCGTCAACTCCTTCAGGACGTAGCCATTTCCCTTGCTTCACACCGTTTTTTTCCATGAACTCAATCACTTTAGTTGGAGTTTCTAGGTCGTCCCACATAGTATATTGTTTTGCTGAATTGAATTTACTAAACATTTCAAGTGTTTCGATGTAGCTATCTTTCAAAAGTTCCGTGTCAAGCAATTTTTGGGCTTTCTCTGCACGTTTAGCGAGTCGTTCGTTAGCTTGTTCCAGTTGTTCCTTTTGTCGCTGTAAGCTCAAGTTATGGTTGATATAAGCAATTTGCTGTGCATGTCGTCCAAGTTTGCCTTGCGTATTAAGCTCGATCAGTTTAGCCATTCCCTCGCCAAGAATTTCATCAGGAACAAAGTTATATTTGTATTTCTTATTTGTATTGCGTACATAGTTATCAAGTGTTTGCTTGATTTTAAGTTTTTTGTGTAGTTCTCTTAGTGTTGTCAATTTAATACTCCCTCATATATTTTACCAAACTTCAAAGCGTTAATTTTAACTAACTGTTTCAAGTCTGATATAAATTGCTGTTCTTCGTCAAAGTCAAATGGCATTGATACATTTTCCTTGATCCAAGCGAAAGCTCCATCAAAGTCTTGTCTTAGTAAGCTCATCTTATCCACGATGTCGATAATTTTCTCTTTTTCTTCTGCTGTGTACATGAAACCGACTTTCTATCAAAAAGGAAGATCTTCCGTATTTACTTCAATCGGTTCAGAACCACCAAATAAGTCCTGTTTAGCTTGTGATTGACTATTGTTATCATTAGGGATAAACACTTTTTCAACAGTAGGAAAAACAAAGTTATAATTTACGTATTCGCCTGATTCCTTAGCTTGTACACGTCCACTGACCGTTACGGTGTCTCCTAATTGAATGAAGTCAGGCAAGAAAGCCGAACCATACGCGACTTTTACGTTAGAACCTTTTTCTTTTTCAAACAATGGTACTGAAATAATTTTCTTATCGCCTTTTGCTGTATTTACTGTACGTGTATTTTTTTCGTTTACTTGTGCTGTAACTGTGATAATTGCCATTTTTTATTTTCCCTCTGTTGCTTTCCAAATTGTCATAATATCAAAGATTTCTTTTTTTGTCTTTGTTTTAAGTAGTTCCATATTAGGATATCCAAGTTCTTCAGCTCGTTTTAGTGCTGGCTGGATCTCACGAAGTCGTTGCTTTTCAGCTTCCAACAGTTTCTGTTCTTCTGTCAAGTCAGGGAGGTCTTCATTCATGTAGATATATAAACCTAAACCGTGCCTTGCGATTGCTTTTACTAAACAGCGTTGAATGGCTTTATTTACGTCCATTGAAGTAATTTTTTCAAGCGGAATTGACTGGTTTCGATAGTCCATTACAGGAAGATGCTCAATGTGCTCTAACCCCTCGATAGTAACTCCAACCTCAACCCAAGCTGTGCGACCGTCTGTGTGGTAATTCCAATCATCCTTGTTCTTATAGATCTTGTTTGTTGCTTCAGGATATATTTTTTTAACTTCTGCCCAAGCGAACGCCCAACTCAAATAGTCAAGGTTATTTTTTTTACTCTTTTTGTCATTGACATTGATGACACTTAATTTTTCAAATACGCTCATTTTCTCCTCTTTCTACAATGAATACATCGCCTTGTCTTGTAATTTCAATATTATACTTAAGCATAGGCAGGATATAACCTTTACCCCAATAGCTCCATAATTCGCTTATCAAGCCATACAGGCACTCGTCAGGCCCTGCCCTATACTTCGTCTCGTTCATTTCTTCGAGCTCTTTAGACAGCTTTCTGACGCCTCTGGCATAATGTTTACTAGCTTTTTCTTCTGCTTTTAAACTTCTGTAGTTGCTTTCCATAAATAAAATTCCTGATGTCTTCTTTCTGCTGTTTTTCCTCTTTATCGGACCAGCCAACCTTTTGACCTTTTCGCTTGCCACTTTGATAAACTCGTCTGTTATCTTCTGGAAAGCCATTTTTCTCGAAGTACATTCTAGCATATTCAAAGTAATTTAAACTGTTGATGTACTGCTGACTATCTTTTTTGTGATAATTGAGAGTTGTTAATCGCCTTTCAGCTAGTGATTCAAAAGATGTTATCATATTTCTTCTTCAATGAAACCTAAAGTTAGCAAGGCTTTATATTCTTCACTATCTTTTTTAACTTCAAGTGCAAATTTTTTATTTCCCTTTAGTTCATTTGTTAAACCTGCATAATATAATGGAGTGCCTCCGCTACTATCAGAAAAGTTATAAAACTTAAATTTAGGTTCAATAACTTCATAACCGTTAATAATAGCTTCAAACATTTTTAGTTTTTCATCTTGTTTAAATGGTTCTTTTTCTGATTTCCCATAAACTTTTCCATTACCGTCTAAAAGCGGATAGCTCCAGCCCCAGCGAGAGATATAATGAATTGCTCGTTCATTTTCTTTAAACGTTTCAAGATAATCAGCTTGTTTTTGCGTTAATTTAACTACCATTTGTTAGTTCTCCTTTATTTCTATATATACTATTATACCAAAATTAATTATCGTTGTCAAATATTAGACGATATTTTTTCATTTATTTCTACTTTTAATTGCAATGCCCTAATCAATGCACGTTTAGAATAATCATTTTCGCAAGCTGTATGCAACTTTTTAGACTGTCTTACTAGAAATTCAGCACGGCCAAGCCATACTTTGAAAAGTTCATCATTGTGCCATTCTGCTTTTACCATTTCATCTAATGCACGATATAGCCAGCCATACACTTCAGCGTGTAAGTTAATTGCCTTGTTTTCATAATTAATCATTTTCTATTACCTTTCCTTGCTCTTTAGCTAAGTCTAAGAAAGCCTGTGCTGATTCTTTCGTCGTTTCGATTGGAGTTTCAGCCTTTACTTTTTCCACTAGTTCGCTATCAGGTTCTTTTTTCGATTTATTGACACAAGTAAATACTGAATCAACATAAGAAAAATTCAAATCATCATCAAACTGATATCCACGCGCTTTTACTGATAACTTAGAGAAGTCGTTATGTCTACCACGTTTAGGGCTTAACATTAACATAAACTCTGCCCAAGCTGTAAGAGTAGAACCTCCTAAGGCATCGCTAGGCTTTACCATATAGGCTTTATCGTCCATTGAGTTTGCATAAGCTGACTTGTTTGCATGAGCTACTAGTAGAAAAGTTACATCTTGAAAGAGCAACTTCAAGCGTGTAATTCTTCTAAGCATTGGCTCGAAGTCTTTACCGTAGATAATATCGCCATTTCTTAGCATTGTCATAAGGTTGTCTAAAATAACGAACTTGATATCATTTTCTTTGATGTACTCATACAATAAATTCATGTGGTGCGAATCATCAAGCATAAACTCGCCGCCCGTCAAGAAATGCAAGTCTTCTGGTGCAGTGTCTTTATTTCTAAGCCTTTTGTTTAGTTCTCTGTCCGTGTCCTCATTGTCGATGTATAGTGTCTTGCTCCGCTTTGTATCATAACCAAAAAAAGGTAGTCCTTGCGATACCATTAATGCCATGTGCATTGCTAGAGAACTTTTAAACGACTTAAACGGTGCTACAAGTATTCCAGCTTGTGAACTTGGCATTAAAGTATCAATAAGCCAGTCATCTTTTAAATTTATTAAGTCTTCACGCTCTTTTAAGTGCTTGGCTGTCTGTACTTTATTAAATATGTTAGTCATTTATTTCTCCTTTAGTATATAATAGCAAAAAAGACTTGAAAAGTCAAGCCTTAAATCTATTAAGTTCATAAATATGTAGCCATAAACAAAGACACCATAATAAAGCAACAAACAAATCAATGACTTCTCCAGTAAAGCCTGAATATCCAAATAAAGCTATTAGAATTACAACAAAAATAATCTGTAATATAGTTATATTTTTCATCTGTTCTCCTTTTCTTATATCATAGTATCAAATTATCTTACATTTGTCAAGACTTGATTCCATTTCTTTCTTTTATGAATTTGTTTATACTATCTTGATTTAATCGTTTAGATATTTTTCTTAGTTCATCATTAGTTTTTTGTTTGCATTTACAGCACTTTAAATAACTTACACCACTTGCTTTTCTTATTTGCTGACACTTAATACATTTATTTTTCATTTTTTTGTTTCTCCTTTATTATATTTATATCTTATCATTTCTTTTTGTATTTGTCAAACATTAAGTTTTTCCCCCCCGTCAAGTAATTACTAGAGATTCTTGCTTGAAAGTTAATTTGTTATTTGTCGTAAGCTCTAATTTAGTGTAATTACTCCGCTCATTTAGTTTTACGTGCTGTGAATTGGCATAAACTAATCAGCACAACCTGTCAGCAAATGCTGCAATTTCAGTAAGTAAGTCAAACAACGGCTTTCAAATAGTATAAAACTAAGACACCTTAAACTTAAATACTTATCTCTTATAGAGTTACATGGGGTTTATGTAATCAGGTATTCTCGACTTCATAGCTTACTCAGCTCGTTTTGATGTTTATCACATCGCTATACTTTCGTACCTCAACCGCCTATGGGTTATATATTCAATTACATAGATAATAATAACATAGACATTTTCACTTGTCAAATATTATATACTTATATTTTAACATATCACATTTTACACTTTGAGTTATCTTGTGTTATGTAAATTATTCTAATCCCTCTAATTCTCCTAGCTTTTTATCTAGTTCATATTGGATCACTGCTATTTGTTTGATTGCTGATTCTAATACTTCTACTTTTTTAATCAAAAATTCTTTATCTTCCATTAGTTTGTATCTCCTTTTTTTCTACACTTCTATTATATCATACCATTTTTTAATATTCACAAGGTTCACAAAGTTTTTTAGACTTGCTTTATTGATAACCACGCTATTTACAAGCATTTTATACATTGTTTTACTGAAATAATAAAAGTATGTTACAAATCATAAATAGCTATACAATGGGCTTTGCTCTTGTTTTCTTAAAATATTTAGTTAAACATTTCACAATTCCAGTACAAGATAAAAAGATTATCAAACACTCCGGAATTCCTTTAGAAATCTTACAAACAATAAGCTAATTGCGCTTACTGATACCATACTTTACAAACAGGACACTCAATGCACTGACTTTCTGCCACTTCTAGTCAAATTGCGGTTAAGCGTAAAACAAAAGCCCTAAGGGGCTGATTTATTTTTTTACTATAATTTATTTATTTCCTCCTAAATCAAAATGTATTGCTGGCTGATTGTTCCATAGTTCTAATGTTTCCTTATCTACTTCTGGCTGATTCATATACTCTCTATTCATTCTAGCTCTTGTATTAGCTACTTTAAGTTTAATACGTTTCTTGTATTCTTGCTGTCGTAAGTACATCAGATATTTATCTCTAGCCATAGTTTCCTCCTATAAAGATTATAACACAAAATACCTACAAAGTCAATCATATCTTACATAACACAGGATAACACTATCCCAAAAAGTGCGTATGCTATAATAAGTATATCAAGTTAAGAGAGGAAAGCAAATGACAGAAGAACAGCTATTATTCAAGCAAGAAACATTGTCAAAAGTTGACTTTAACGAGTTCTTACTTAACGCTGTTGAATGTGGTTTGATTAATCTTGATACAGCTTTAATTTTTAAGGGAGAATAAAGAAATGAATAAAGAGCATATTTTAGCACAAAAAGAAGTATTGACTCCAATTGAGTACGAACACTATGTTAAACACTTATTTGATATTGGAGAAATTACTAAGGAACTTTATATTGAATTGAGTTCTGATTTATGAGCAAAGCCTTAGCGATTGACTTTAGCACTTCTAATACTGGTTATGCGTTTCGCAACCCTTTGACAAATGAGTATGTAGTTGGTTCAATTGCAGGTGGTAAAAGTAAAGACCCTTTGGAACGTGCAAAACTAATTGCTGACGGTATAACAGAAGTCATTGAGCATTATAACTTATTTGATTATTTTATTTATATTGAAGAGCCTATTATCACGTTCAAGTCTAAGGGTAACATCTCATTGATTAGAGCTAACGGTTCATTCTTAGGAGTCATGCGTAACCGTCATAATATTGGCTATGTTGATGTACCAAATTCTAAATGGTGCGGTTATCACTTAATCAAAGGTAAAAGCAAAGCAAGAAAAGAACAAAGCATTGAGATACTCAAGAGCTATAACATAGTACCTGATGATGATATCAATGATGACCAAGCTGACGCGTTCTGTATCTTACTCTATGTAGAAAGTCAGGAGAATAAATGATTGTGATTAATATTGCCTTGGTTATTCTAGGCATTTTATATGGTGTGGGTTCAGTTACCAACTTTAAAGAGTGGTATTATCGCCATGACTATCTAGCTATTATGCTAAGTGTGTTTACATCTATCTTGTTAGTAGTAGCTGGAATATTAAACATGTTAAATTGAAAAGGGACTTTGAGTAGTTCGCCTATATGGAAATTGGTTGTTAGTATGTACCGAAATAAAACTATCCGTTACTCTTGACGATATAAGAATTAAAAAAGTAGGTGTACTGATTGACGGTACTTAAATGTTATAGAGTTGACAGCCAAAGCAGAGGGTGCAAGGTAACCAACAGCCCTTTGCATATTGCGAGCATAGTATAGTGGTAATGCTACAGATTCCAAACCTGTAAACGTGGGTTCGATTCCTACTGTTCGTGTTCTCCTTTATTT